TGCTTTAATTATTAGTCATGAACTAATCAAGAAATTTAAAGCTAAGCACAGTGTAGAAAAAATGAACTTCGTTTGTTTATCTGATGGTGATACTAACGCAATGCACGTTTATAGTGATAGAAAATTAGAATCTAAAAAAGCAGATACAACTTCTAGTTATTCTTCGAGAAACGGTATGAATCTAAAAGTAGATAACAAAATACTTAAGCTTCATGATAATCGTTCTGGTGGAACTAAAGAGTTGCTACAAAGCATTCAGAAAAGATATAATGTTAATACGTTAGGATTCTTTATGGCTGACGATAGCAGACACTTTATGAATAGAATTCAATCTGCACATACAGATGGTCAACGCAATGGTGGATACATGGATTATTACTCAGAAGAGTACATGGATCTTAAGAAAAATGCTAATGCAGAATATCGTAAGAATAAGTGTGTTATCAAAGAAAATGTATTAGGTTATAACGAGTATTATATTATTAAAGGTGGAAGAGCATTATCTGCACAAGGTGAAAGCACCATGGACAAAGTGTCATCTGATAATACAACTGCTCAAATTAGAAATGCATTTAAGAAATCTGCAAAATCAAAGAAAACAAACAAAGTATTGTTGACTCGTTTTGGTAAAGCAGTCGCATAAAAGCGAAAATAAATGAAAATAAATGAAAAAAAGCATGTACAAGCATGTTAATATATGGTATAATATCCCTATATTAAAAAATAAAACACTGTAAGGAGTGTCTATATTATGAAAAAAAGTGAAATAACGTTAAAAGCGTCAACACAAAACATCTTGAAAGAATTATCTTCAAGGTTCCCAGATACGAACGAGTTTCGTACAGCAACGATTATCGAGACTGCAAAGTCTTTAGGTTATAGATATGGAGATTGGAAAGATCTTATCTCAGAAACATATAGAATTAGACGAGGTACATTTGATCTCGCTGGATTGGTTGTTCCTCTTGAGAGAGAATCAGTTTCAGAATTACCAACTTCAGTTGCACAAATGCAGTCAATAGTAAATTCAGAAAAAACATATGCAGAAGTTGATCCTTCTTATGTCGCATGGGGAGCTCATGCTGATATCATCAAGATTGTAAAATCTAATATGTTTTATCCTACATACATAAGTGGACTATCAGGAAATGGTAAAACATTCATGATTGAACAAGCTTGTGCTAAACTCAAGAGAGAGTTCATAAGAGTTCAAATTAATCCTGAAACCGACGAAGATGATTTGATCGGTGGATTTAGATTAATCGATGGTGAGACAGTATTCTCAAAAGGTCCAGTGCTTAAAGCAATGGAAAATGGAGCTATCTTACTTCTTGACGAAATCGATAGAGCTACTAACAAGATTATGTGTCTTCAAGGTATTCTCGAAGGTAAACCAGTTCTTGTTAAGAAAACTGGAGAGATCGTTAAACCAACCGATGGTTTTAATGTGATCGCAACAGCAAACACAAAAGGTAAAGGTTCAGAAGATGGAAGATTTACAGCAGCAACTATTATTGATGACGCTTTCTTAGAAAGATTCACTATCTCAGTTGATCAGCAATTTCCTTCAGCAGCAGTTGAAAAGAAAATTGTAGTAAATCACTTTAAAAAGTTTGGAATGGAAATCTCTGAAGACATTACTGATTTTACAGACAATCTTGTAAATTGGGCAGACATTATTAGAAAAACTTTCTATGATGATGGTGTTGATGAAGTTATTTCAACAAGAAGGCTTTGCCACATTGTACAAACATACTCTATCTTCGATGACAGAATGAAAGCAATTGATCTTTGTATCGCAAGATTTGACGATGATACTAAAGAAGCATTCCTAGATCTATATTCAAAAGTAGATGCGGGAGTAGATTTTAACGCACCTTCGACAGAAACTGTTGAAGACACAGATGATGAGGACTTATATTGATAGATTATAGATTTAACGAAGGTGAGCTCGTAGAAGAGCTCGCATCATATATTGATGGTACGTACAATGCGCACTATTCAAAAAACAAATTTCAAGCAACTGAATTCATAGTTGACGGTGGTCACGGTGAAGGATTTTGTATGGGAAACATATTGAAGTACGCACAACGATATGGTAAAAAGGATGGTTACAATAGAAAAGATCTGATGAAGGTTTTACACTATGCAATCATAGCATTGAACGTTCATGACAATGAACATAACAAATAGGATTATATTATGAATATATCAAGCGACACTTTAAAGGTGTTAAAAAACTTTGCAGCGATTAATCCAAATATCGTATGCAAACCTGGTCAGAAACTTTCGACCATATCCGATGCAAAGAACATTCTTGCATCAGCTGATATTCAAGAAGATTTTCCACAAGAATTCGGAATCTATGATTTAAACGAATTTCTATCAGTGGTTAATTTAATTGATGATGCAGCACTTTCTTTCGATGAGAAATTCGTCACAGTAGCTGGAGATAATAAGCAAAAAATTAATTATTATTTCTCTTCTCCTGAGATTCTAACTTCTCCTGAAAAAGATTTAACTATGCCAAATGCTGAGTTCAATATCAGTTTGTCTATGGATACATTAGCTAGTATTAGAAAAGCAGCTGCGGTACTTGGACATAACGAACTCGTAATTAATGGTGATAATGGAGATGTAAGTGCAAAGGTTATAGATACTAAAGATTCTACAGCTAATGCATACGAAATTCATTTAGATCATAATAATGATTGTAAAAACAAATTTAGTTTTGTAGTAAACATAGCTAATTTAAAGCTGTTAGAAGGTGATTACTTCTTGTCGATATCATCTAAGTTGATATCTTCATGGCAGAACACGGATTTTCCGGTAAATTATTTTATCGCTTTAGAAAAAACGTCTGAATTTCATGTATAAATATACATGTATAAGGAATTCTCATTAATCATGAGGATATGGTGGAAGTTGCCGAATAATCGGGACTTCTGAAAATAGTCTACTTTGCAAAGGAGAAAAAACAATGACTGATCAAGTAGAAAATCAAGCAGCAGAGACTGTACAACTCTCGCTTCAAGACATCGCAACTATGGTACAGATTATCGATATCTGTTCTAAAAGAGGTGGTTTTGAAGGTCCAGAAATGGAAGCAGTTGGTTCATTAAGAACTAGAACTGTTAAATTCCTCGAAGCTAACGCACCGAAAGGTGATCAGCCCGAAGGAGCAGTACCACAGGATGAACCTGAGGTCGAGACTGTAGAAGCCGAAGAAGCTTAATTGATTAGCCTATTGTGGGGGTGGCTCCCTCACATTCTTTTTATTATATTATGGAAAACATTATGGATCGCAACGATAAATCAAAACTAATTGAAGCCCTCAAACGAGGCACTGTCACCGTTACATTTGAAAAAATTAACAATGGTGGTATACGAGTGATGCCATGCACTCTGAATCCAACAGTATTGGAAGCACATGGACAAAATTTAAGAATAGGCAACATAGATCCCAACACAATGCACATAGCAGCATTCGCATTGGACAAAGAAGCATGGCGCTCTTTTGTCTGCGATACTGTTCTTGGTTGGGAGGTACTCTAATGAATGAGTTTCTATGGTGTGAAAAGTATAGACCGAAGCTAATAGCTGATTGTATATTACCAGATAACATAAAATCAACTTTCGAAGATATTGTTAAAGGCGGTGAATTGCACAATATGCTTCTAACTGGGTCTCCCGGTTTAGGTAAAACAACAGTTGCAAAAGCACTTTGTAATGAATTAGCTTTGGACTTCCTTTTGGTGAATGGTTCTGAAGAAAGTGGAATTGATACACTTAGAACCAAAATCAAACAGTTCGCTTCGTCGGTATCCTTACAGGGTGGTTATAAAGTAGTCATCCTCGACGAAGCGGACTACCTTAATCCTCAATCTACACAACCTGCACTTCGTGGATTCATTGAAGAATTCTCTGCAAATTGTAGATTTATTCTCACGTGTAACTTTAAGAATCGTATTATTGAACCATTGCATTCGCGATGTACTACAATAGAATTTAATCTTTCTAAAAAAGATAGTGCTTCACTATGTGGACAGTTCTTAAATCGATGTGAGTATATTCTAGAAACAGAAAACATAACATATGATCAAGCTGTTGTAGCAGAACTCATTATGAAACATATGCCCGATTGGCGTAAAGTTATTAATGAATTACAAAGATATTCTACAAGTGGTAGAATCGATAGCGGTGTCTTAGTTCAAATTAATGACATTGCAATTCATGATCTGATGGAACATTTAAAACTCAAGAACTTTAAACTTATGCGACAATGGGTATCAGATAATATCGATAGTGAACCAGTTGCATTATTTAGAAAAATATATGACAACATGGGAGATCACGTTGATCCTCAAAGTATACCACAACTCGTGCTTATTCTTGCAGATTACCAATACAAAAATGCATTCGTAGCAGATCATGAATTAAATACGGTTGCATGTTGTACTGAAATTATGTCATCAGTGAAATTCAAATGATTGACATAGTAGTATGGATAATATTAATCTCATGGGCATCATATGGTGTACATATAATTAAGGAGTTTGTTAAACATAATGGTCAAAGGAGATAGAATTATAAAAGAACTAGATGTTCTACGTAAGAATATTCTAGAATTACAAAAACAATTACAGCAATCATATGTAAGAATCGGAGAATTAACCGAAGATCTACATGAACTACGTAAACAAACAAAAGATGAGAAAAAGAAATGAATCCATTCGAGTATAGTAAAGCAATTAATATGACCAAAAAAGATATTATGGTCGATGATATTGCAGAGAAAGAATATAACTCATTTCTTGTAAATAGATCATTATCGTTCTTCCCCGATACAGTTTTGTATGCTAATGAAATGAACATAAACCATCATATTGATGCGCGCCTTCAATTCGATTTTTTTATAAATATAATTAAGAAACGAAAAAGGTTCTCAAAGTGGACTAAAGCTTCTGAAATTGAGAACTTAGAAGTCATTAAAGAATATTATGGTTATAGCAATGAGAAAGCTAAATCTGTATATAATTTATTCAGTAATGAAAAATTACTAACATTGAAAAATAGGATTTACAAAGGTGGAAGAACTAAATAACGCAATACATCCGTGGACTCCAAGCAATATGCTGGAAGTCACACTGAATCAACCTGACGATTTTTTAAAAGTCAGAGAAACGCTTACTCGAATCGGAGTAGCATCACGAAAAGAAAATAAACTATTTCAATCTTGTCATATTTTACATAAACAAGGCAGATATTTTATTGTTCATTTTAAAGAATTATTCTTATTAGATGGAAAACCTTCCAATTTAATAGAAAACGATATTCAACGTAGGAACACAATTTCTACGTTGCTAGCTGATTGGGGTTTAGTCACAATGATTAATCCTGATGAAGCGAAGGACATCGCACCATTAAGACAAATCAAGGTAATACCTTTTAAAGATAAGTCTTTGTGGGAACTTTGTCCTAAATATAATATAGGAAATAGTCAATCTAAAGACTAAACTTGTATAAATATAATCGGATGTCCCATTAGGGAGTCCATATACTAATCTTGCTATTCAATAGGAGAAAAATTATGACAAGAAATAATATAAAAATGCATGTTCCACGTTCATTATTTGTAGGATTCGAACATTTGTTCGATGACTTAGAGCGTATTCACGGCTCCGCTAGATCCGGAGATAATTACCCCCCTCATAACATAGTTAAAATCGATGATGAAAAGTTCTTAATTGAACTTGCTGTTGCCGGTTTTGCTGAAGAGGATATAAGCATAGAAGTCAAAGAAGGCATCTTAGCGATCAGTGGTGATACCTCAGAAGATAAACGCGCATATGTGCATAAAGGCATTTCGTCACGCAAATTCGAGAAAAGCTTCCGCATCTCGGAATTTGTGGTAGTAGACGGTGCATCTTTAGTGGATGGAATACTCGTTATTAACTTAAGAGTAGAACTTCCAGAAGAGAAGCGCCCTAGGAAGATCAACATAGGATCTACTGGGAAATCAACGAAGAAAGAGTTTATTCAAGACTAAACTCTCAATTAGCGAAAATACTGGTAGATATTTAGAAAAATATTTACTGGAGTTAATCATGGGCTACATTCGTAAGCACAGAGTTAGTATCAGATCCGCAGTTGAAGCAACGACCGTTCTTATATTTTGTATAGGAATGGCCCCGGCGCTAATACTGATATCTGTATACTACTAACCTTTCAAAGGGGAGAATTAATTTTCTCCCCAATGAATTTAAGCATGTACATCCTGTGAAATATATGGTATAATATACCCTGTGATAAATAAATAATGGTGATTTGTGAAATTTTATACTAATGTAAGTCGTTATGGTAATATGCTACTTTATCGTGGCTATGATCATGGCAATTCGGTTCGAAAAAGAATTAAATACGAACCAACTCTATTCGTTACTACTCCGAACAAAAGCGAGTGGAAATCTCTTGATGGTAAAAATGTAGCACCAGTTCCATTTCCGTCAATGCGAGATGCTAAAGAATGGGTACAAACAAATAAACATGTTGCGGGTCGACAGATCTATGGCAACATAAGATATGTATCAACGTACATACAAGACGAATATCCTGGTGATATTCAATTTGATCGTAATGCAATCAATGTAACTTCAATCGATATCGAAGTTGCATCAGATCAAGGTTTCCCAGAGCCAGATGAAGCTCTACACGAAATCACAGCGATCACGATTAAGAACAATAAAGATAATACATATTATGTATGGGGTTGTGGTGACTATGATGTAACACAATCTGTAATGCAATCACATCGCGTGGTCTATAAAAAATGTGAATCGGAAGCTGCGCTTCTCGTTGATTTTATCACACATTGGTCATCAGACGCACATTGTCCAGATGTAATTACTGGTTGGAACACGCGATTCTTTGACATACCATATATCATTAATCGTACAATTCGTATATTAGATGATCATTGGGCAAAGAAGTTATCGCCTTGGGGCTTAGTAGATGCTCGTGAAGTTACAATCATGCAGCGCAAACAAACAGCTTATGAAATTCAAGGCATATCGCAAATGGATTATCTCGAGCTATTTAAAAAGTTCGGACATTCGTATGGTCCTCAAGAATCATACAAATTAGATAATATCGCAAATGTTGTTTTAGGAGAACGTAAGTTATCGTACGAAGAACATAGCGGTTTATTTGATCTATATAAATTTGACTATCAAAAATTCATTGATTATAACATCAAAGATGTTGAATTAGTAGATCGTCTTGAAGATAAGCTTGGACTTATTACTCTCGCAGTGACAATGGCTTATCGTGGTGGTGTTAATTATGGTGACACATTTGGAACAACTGCAATATGGGATTCTATTATATATCGTAATCTTTACGACAAAAAAGTTATAGTTCCTTTCGCAGAAGAAAAGATTAAGTCTGCATATCCTGGTGGTTTCGTAAAACCTCCTATCGTTGGTATGCACAAAAACGTAGTTAGTTTTGATTTAAATTCTCTATATCCATCTATCATTATGCAATATAACATGTCACCCGAAACTATAATTGATGGTAATGTTTCAGGTATAGATGTTGATAAAATATTAGATGCTAAAGCTACTGGTCGAACTTTCTCGATAGATTGTCCAGGAGAATGCGTAGCTGCTAACGGTCAACATTTCAGTATAAACAATAAAGGTATTCTACCAACAATCATCGAAGGTATGTATACAGAACGTGTAAGTATAAAACGCAATATGCTCAATGCACAGCAAGAATTGCAAAAGGTAAACAAAGATGACAAACAAGAATTATATAGAATCGAAAGAGATATCGCAATCAATGAAAATCAACAGATGGCAATTAAGCTCTTACTTAACAGTCTTTATGGTGCTCTCGGTAATCGTTACTTCAGATTTTTCGACCAACGCATTGCGGAAGCAATTACTCTTACGGGACAACTTACGATTCGATGGGCCGAATTGGCACTCAACTCCTACTTACAATCTGTGCTTAGACCTAAGACACAGCGAGATTACGTACTTGCAATCGACACAGATTCGGTGTATGTATGCTTAAACGATCTTGTAAATGCAGTTAATCCTTCAAATCCAATAGACTTCTTAGACAAAGTTTGTCAAGATAAACTCGAACCTATCCTCGAAAAATCATATGCTGAATTGTATGGTTTACTCGGTGGTATCGAAAACAAAATGGTTATGAAACGTGAAGTCATTGCTGATATCGGTATATGGACAGCTAAAAAACGTTACATTCTAAATGTGCACGACAATGAAGGTGTTCGTTATGCAACTCCTAAACTTAAAATTATGGGTATCGAAGCGATTAAATCTTCTACTCCAGCACCATGTCGAGAAGCTCTTAAAGAGATCTTTAAAGTTATTGTTACTGGTAATGAAACTGCAGTGCAAACCTCCATTAATCAATTCAAATCTTATTTTAAAACACTTCCTCCTGAAGAAATCGCATTTCCTCGAGGTGTAACAAAGTTATCTGCATTTAAAAACAATGAAACCATCTATAAGAAAGGTACTCCAATTCATGTACGAGGTGGTTTATTGTATAACAAACAATTGCAAGATATGTCACTAACACAAAAATATGAACGTATACAAAACGGTGAAAAGATTAAATTCATCTATCTTCGTATACCAAACCCCATCAAAGAAAATGTAATATCGTTTCCATCATATCTTCCCGAAGAATTTGGTTTACATAAATACATTGATTTTGAATTGCAATTTAAGAAAACATTCTTAGATTCGATCGATCCAATACTCGAGGCTATTGGATGGAACTCTGAGGAAGTATCAACACTTGATGATTTCTTCTCTTAAAGCATGTACAAAGCCTCAAAAGTATGGTATAATATACCCCAACATAGGAAATTAATATGATTAAATTAGTACGTCTTGTCTCAGGTGAAGAGCTTCTCTGCGACATAACAGACGAAACCGAAAGCTCTGTAACAATTAAAAATCCATTGATTATGGTTCCAACAGGTGAAGGTAAAATCGGTGTTGCTGATTATATGCCTTATACTAATATTTGTGAAGGAATTACAGTCAACATGATTCATATTATGTTTATAGTTGATGCTGTTGATCAAATGGCAAATGCTCATAAAGAAAAATTTGGTGGATTAATTGTACCTAATAACAAAATAGTGGGTGTTTAATGAGTAAGAATTGGGTTTTTGACATTATGCAAATGCAAGGTCATTATGGTACTCGACAATGGGTAGAAGATAATCCTGATAAACTTAAAAAGTTTTTAGAGTTTAGGGTTAAATTCTTAAGAGAAGAACTTATGGAAACTGAAGCAGCACTTACTAATAACGATGCAGAAGAAATCGTTGATGGTCTTATAGATCTTTGTGTTGTAGCAATTGGTACATTAGATGCATTCGGTGTTAACTCATATGATGCATGGGACGAAGTACTAAAAGCAAATATGGCGAAAACTCCAGGTGTTAAAGAATCTCGACCTAATCCACTCGGACTTCCAGATCTTATAAAGCCAGAAGATTGGAAAGCTCCAAGTCATGAAGGAAATCATGGTAAGTTTAACGATATTTGATTCGATATACGATCACAAAACAGATAAAAGAATGGATTACAGTTCATTTGAAGAATTTGAATCCGTTCTTTATCGTCTTTCGGCATCAGATAAATATCCTACAAAAAAACAAGCACCTTTAATAAGTCCAGCAACATATTTACCAAATACTACAAGAGCTAACGATAATGTCGTTTCATGGGGTGGATTTGGTATTGTTGACGTAGACGATTATGTTGGCGAAATAAAAGATATAGAAAAAACGTATGAAGCTTATAAGTATGTGTGTTATAGCACTGCAAGTTCTAGCATTGATCATCCTAAGTTTAGGTTGGTTTTTCCTCTTACATCAGCTATTAACAAAGATGATATAAAACATTTTTGGTTTGCATTAAACAAAGAAATAGGTGATATCGCAGATGCACAAACAAAAGATCTAAGTAGAATGTATTATGTTCCTAATAAATATAAAGATAGTTTTAATTTTATTTTTTCGCATGATGGTGATATAATGAATCCTACAGATCTTATGAGTAAACATACTTACGTTGAATCAAACAAAGGTATATTTGCAAATTTCCCTCCAGCAATACGTGATGCTATAATAAAAGATCGTAAATCAAGATTAACAAATACAGATTATTCATGGACAGGTTATGCAAATTGTCCATTTGTTAATCAAAAGAAAGTAG